CCATTCTGTCCCAAAACATTATAAACTTCAGCAGTTAAACCTTCTGCTGCATGAGCTTTTTCTGTTATTAAAAGTAAAGGGGCCAGGACTAATGATATAACCATTAGAATTCTTAATAGTTTTTTAATTGTGCCCTCCTAATCATAATGATTAATAAGGCTATTATATCATTTTATTGCAAAAGAAAGAGGGCTGGCACTTAGCCAACCCTCTAACTTATGAAGTTTAATTACTTCTTTAGTGCAACCTTAGCCTTTGGATTAGCCTTGTTCCACTTAGTAGCCAACTTATTGTATTCGTTCTTATAAGTTGCCTTTGCTGCTGCTGCTGCGACATCAGATGCTGCCTTAGCGTTAGCCAATGCGAGATCTGAAACTGCCTTAGCATCTGCTAGAGCCTTATCTGAAGCAACCTTAGCTGCTGCTAGGGCATCGGCAAGAGCCTTATCCGCAGCAGTCTTAGCTGTAACTGCTTCTGCTTTTGCGTTAGCAAGTGCTGCATCCGCAAGAGTCTTTGCTGTCTCTGCTTCAGTCTTAGCCTTTGTATCAGCATCTGCTAGTGCCTTGTCTGAGGCAGTCTTAGCATCTGCTAGTGCCTTGTCTGCTGCTGCTTTAGCAACCTTTACAGCCTCTGCTGCTAGTGCTGCATCTGCTAAACGTCCAGCCTTTTCTAATGCAATTGAAGCCTTTAGTGCTGCAATGTCAGCAGCAAGGTCAGCGATAGTAAACTTAGCAATTGCTGCCTTTACTGGTGCTGCAAAACCTGCTACTGGAGCAACTAGTGTGAGGCCAGTTACAATTACTGTAACTTCTCCTGCTACACCAACTGCAAGTGAGTATGAAGCAACTTCTGGAGATACTGACTTGACTGATGTTCCATCAGCAAATGTAGAACCAACAATGGTTGCGGTTAGTGTATCTGAAGATGCGTTACCAAAAACGTCAGTCGTAACAACGGCGATTGCTGGAACTGTTCCAACTGCTGCTGCTGTAGGAACTGTAACTGCTAGATTGTAAGCAGGACCTGCTACACCCTTAACAAAAACAATTGTTGAATAGGCACCATTTGTAATGGTAACTGAGCCAACTGTTGTTGATGTTGTATATGCGTAAACAGTAATTGCTGCACCTGTTGAAATACCAGTAAGTGATGAAACACCACTATTAGCATTTTTTGGTGCATCTACTGTATGAAGAGCAGAAATCAACTTAACTGTTGATGATGCTGTAAATGTAACAGATGTTGTTGCATCTGCAGTTGCTGTAATCGCAACAGCGTTTGCTGCATTAATTACATTTGTTGATGGAACAGCAATTGCTTGCGGTGCTGCAGTAGTGGTTACGTTAGTAACTGATGCAACTGTGACAGCAAGAGGTGCTGCCGTAGATGCTGTTGTAGATAATACTGTGCTAGTCAGGGCTGCAGCGATGACAATAGCGATTTTCTTGAATGAATTCATCTTTCTCCTTGTTAGTTTTTATCTGATCATTTAATCAGAAGGTTATAGTAAATTAAATTTACCTAAGAAATTACTGATTTCGTCAGTCATTTCCTTTGAATCTAATTCTATCATACCCTTGTCCTTCTTTGCAAATTTGGCTGAATTAGCCCACGTATGGACCTCAACCTCAACATTAAGGTTTTTAGGTGTATGAGAGATGGCTCCAAATACTGCCCCACAAACAGCATCCGCTAAGTCCTTAGATTTTTTACGGGGGTGATCTACACGATTACCCTTCATAATCTTTAACTCTGATAGTTCTTCTAATAATAAAGGAATCATAGGCATGGCTACTCTTTCCTCATAAACCATCATAGCTAAATCTTCATAGTGTTTTTTGGCAACAGACACTGTTTCTGTTCTTACCCCTACAGATTGTAGTTCATTTTGGATATCAAATGATTGCCAGCGGTCAAATGAAACCATTCCTAGGTTAAATCCTTCTCTACGAAGATTAATAATCCATTGTTTAACCTCAGATAAGTTTACTGGGCCCTCAGTTCTTGGTTCCCACCAAGCAACGGCATCAACAACTACAACTGGAACTACCTGTTCATAATCTTTAATTACTTTAATATTAACCCAGCGATCAACGTGAGCAATAGCAACAGCACACTTGTCATGCTTTTGTGCAAGGTCAGCATGGATATAATAAATAGTATCTGGATCTGGAGTAAAAGATTCATCAAACCTTTTAAAATTATCAATAGGGTTTCTGACATTCATACATTTTTGTAGTTTATCTTTTTGTTTAAAGAAAGCATCAGATGAATATGTTGGAGTACAAAGGAAACGCATCATTGCATCTCCTAAATCTGTAAGGAAAGCAATCTTAAAATCATCAATCTTACGAGTAGGGTTTACATCCCATGTAGGTCTTTTCAATGCAAATATCTTTGGTATTTTATATGAAAGAATATGGTCTTCTTCCCATGATATTTCAAATGAGTTGTCTGGATTATCATCAGGCAAGTCTTCGTTAATAATAAACTTATGTGTTTTTTCTATTACTTCTTTGTCAGCAATTACTGAGTCATACCGTTGAGATATAAAGTCCCCTGGATAACGGGGGAACGATAGAAGAACTACCTTGCCTAAGTCAGGGAAACGAGAGTCTACAGTACCACGAAAAGCTTTATAGATGTTGTCAGCAGTCTTACCCTGTTCATTTCCTGTTGCAACCTCAGAAGCAAAACCAGAAATTTCATCAAGTACTGCCATAAATAAGTTTAAACCTTCATGTGATTCACGCTCTGAGTGACCAGAATATACTGTAATAGATTTATCAAACTCAATCGAGTCTGCCTTTGGGTTGTACTTTCCAGCAAACCAAGGAGATCTTTCAATCTTAGATTTAAAACCTTTAAAGAAAACATTCTTAGCCTGTTGAGCATTTACAGCAACGTTAATAATATCAATAGCATCTCCAGCAGGCTTACCATAATAAACTGCGGGATCTTTTAAACATAGCATCTTATATACTACATAGGCACAGGCTACTGTAGATACGAAATCTTTTCCAGATCCCTTGCCAAGTTGCAAGATCAATTCATTCTTTGTATACTTCTTAAAGTATTCTTCTCCAGCATCACCCATGATATCAACAACATCATCTTTACGATAAATTTGGCTCATTGCTTCTACAATTGTGTACTGAATTTCAGATAAAGGGGGTTGTCCAAGATACTCTGGAGACTCAACAAATGTCTTTGCGTCAACAGGTTTTTCAACAAAATGATTCTCTTTTAAAACTTCAAGGAAATCATTGAACATCGTGGACAACTGTAATTACCTCTCCATCTTTTGCAATTGAGGATAACCTTTGCATAATAATATCTCTAACTTCTGGATGCTCAGACGCTATATCTCTAAGTATTCCAACAAGGACTTCTTGCTTTCTTTCAATATCAATCATCTCTTCGGCAAGTTCTTTATTTTCAAGAAGACCAGCTTTTTGTAGCATATCAATACGCTTAGACTCAATATCCATGACAAGTTTAATACCTTGAGTTTTAGCACTTAAGTTATTTAGTATCGTTGCTTCATCAATAACTTCATAGGCTTTTGTAATCAGCTTACTATAATGCGTGTCTGCTCCAACCAAAGCTTCTTTTGCACGGGCACGAATGGCAGCATTATCAGAAGCCATAGTCTTCCACTCATTGATAAGACTTACAACTCTTGTTCTTGGAATGTCAAGTTCTTTAGAGATAACTGTTGGATCGTTACCCTTTAAGTATTCTGAAACAACATCATTAACTTGATCTAAGTGCTTGACTAAATCTTCTTCAGTTGACATACTTACCTTCTAATCTATTTATTTCATCTTTAATATAGAAGATTGCTTTTTCTAGATCTTGTATGGTTTTTTTCTCATCTTTAAGTCCTGCTCGCCAAAGGTATTTAAAGGCATTGCCAATGTTAAAGTTGCGATGTCTGGTAATCTCAATGCACTCAATACCTGAAGGATCTGAAGTGTAATGAAGTGGATTATTTACTTGATCAACCGTAATGGTTAGATTATTACTCATCATCTGCTTCCCAATCAAACTCTTCTGGAATTCCGCTCAATAAAGAAAATGCAAAAGCAAATCCAACCATGCCAACAACAGTAGCTGTGATGACTATTTTTTCTAGTTTATTCATCGTCTTGACTTCCTTAGTCCAAATTTAGCAAGGTAAACATAGATGGTTTCAACGCTAGTACCGCACTCTT